GTGTTATTTTGACCATCTTGTAATACATCTAAAGTTAATGAACCGCCAGATTGTGTTACATAAATATCATTCGCCATTAACGGCAATGTAAACATCATCAAAAACATAACTAAATTAGAAGTTATACTTTTCATATTACTCTTTTTCCTTTTTTTATTAATTTCAAGTATTTCCTATTTTTGAAACACCTTTCATCTTCCATAAACCTTTATTCACACCTTCATACACCATTTGCAATACAGCGTGTTCTATCGTTGTTCTTATAGCATAATTGACTGGTTCATTTGTAGCATTTCCTGATTCAAACTCTAGTGCCTTTGTTCCCATATCTAAGAATCTAAACACATCGCCACCGAAGCTATAACTTGCAATTGTTTTTGAAGCTGAAACAGATAATAATATCTCACCTGTCTGCACAGCAACAACTCGCAAAGAAACTGTTACTTGGTCTGTTCGATATTGTTCTTTAAGACCAATACCAAAATATCTTGCACCTATACCACCACTTGCAATATTACTATCATATCCTACAATACCACCTTCTATAATTAATCCTGCAAAGACTAGTGGTTTTAATTGATTTTCTGCTTGTGCTTCACCATCGTACAATTCTCTTGTTGACCTAATTAATTGTCTTTCTTTAATTAGATTACTTAAACCTCTTCTTTCAACAACTTTAAACCAATCACCATCACCTACTGCCTTTAAAGCAGAAATAACCCATACATCAGGACCTTGAGTTACAGCTGTTGACAACTGTGAAAAGTTAGGATTAGGTTTTCTTTGTCCTGTTTGGTCTGTAAAATTATAAACTGCAATTGTTATTTGAGGTTGATTATCTAAATCAGGTATCTCTTTCAATCTTTCAATTGTAGTTGTTCCTTCTATATAAGGTTCATCACCTTTTTGAGCCATTTGACCAGTTGCGGCACAACCTGTCAAAAAACATAGCATTCCCATAACTTTTATAATTTCATATATTCCCATTTTAAATCCTAAAACTGAAAGTCGCCTAATGGTACTGACATTGTAGTAACATTACCAGTAGGGTCTGTAATTGTTAATGTAATAATCTCTGTTGAGGCATCTTTTACCCAATAGATTGTAGAACCTTCTACTTGAGCAGTACCACTTGTTGGACAAGTACCTGTACATGAAGTGCCAAACATATTGTCAACTAACTGTTTTGATAAGTTAGCATAAATTCTACTCTCTACGTTCTTAATAAACTTGTTGATTGTAGTATTGTTTTCTGCTCTTTCAGCTGCAGCTGCAGCTGATTTGGAGTCATCTTTGTTTTGTTGTTTTCTGTTATGTTGTAATTGTTCGATAGATAATACATGACTAGAATATCCATTCCCGCTAAAGGATGGATTGCTAAACTCATGTACTAGTTCGCTTGCTGTAAGAGTGTTAGGACCCACCAATAACACATAAAGAAATGATACTAACACTACATTTCTCCACGTTTGTAGTGTTTTCATACTTATATTTATAATATCAAGTAATTGTCTTTGATATTCTCTTTGTTTTCTTTTTTATTTTTCTTTTTGAATTTTTTCTTTGATTTTCTTGCATTTCTAATACTGTATTCAATTTTGACCTCAATCTGATAAGGTCATTATCAAGCATTCTTATTCTATCAAGTAGACCAATCAATGCTGTATTTGCTTCGCTTAATTTTCTTTTAAGATTTTCTGTTGTAAATTTGTATATGAAATATATGAACCAACCCATAGCAATTGCTGCCAAAGTGGCAAAACCATATTGGTTTAAAATTTCTATTATTGACATTTAATCTCTCCTAGCGTCCTTTTTTCCGTCCGCTCTAGAGATTCTATCTTCGTCTGGTCTTAATTTTAAGGCGTGAGATATAAGTAAGTCTAATTTTATCATGTCATTATTCATAGTCTTAATTCTGTTATCTAGTGCCATGATAATACCATGAATACTGCTTACTTGACCTACAACAGATTCTAGAATATACTTCAAAATCATGTATATAAAAATACCCATAACTGTAGCAGATGCTACAGGTAGACCAAATGCAACTAATATTTCAAAAAATAAATTCATACCTTTATTTATACGCTAAATACGCTAAAAAAAAGGGATGCTGAAACACCCCTATTTCTCTAATATAATAATATAATTACTTTTTATACTCTGCAGCTTCTTCTGAACCGCCTGTTGAAGTCCCTTTAGTATAAGAATGAGCGCCTACACCTGCTAGGTCTCCGTCTTTTACAATTAGATATTCGTCTCTAATAGGTCTATTTTCAAACGTACATTCAAGAATTTCTCTTACACCGTCTGCATATCTTGTCTGAGCAGATAGAGATGTTCCAGATGTATGAGGTGTCATTCCGTGATGTGGCATACTTCGCCAAACATGGTCATTAGGTGCAGGTTGAGGAAACCAAACATCGCCAGCATAACCACTTAATTGACCAGATTCTATTCCTCTGGCTATTGCATCTTTATCACAAATCTTACCTCGTGCAGTATTAATTATATAAGCACCTTTCTTACATTTAGCAATCATCTCATCATTAAACAAATGTTCTGTTTCAGGATGTAATGGACAACTTATGTTAATAACATCACAAGCTGCAACCATCGACTCTACTGAATCATGATATGTAAGATTTAACTCTTGTTCTTTTTCTGTACTTAATCTGTGTTTATCAAAATAGTGAAGGTGAACATCAAACGGATGCATCTTTCTTAACATATCGTAACCGATACGACCAGCTGCGATTGTGCCGACATGCATACCTTCTACATCATAAGACCTTTTAACTGCATCAGCAATATTCCAACCACCTTCATTAACAATCTTATGTTGAGTATGATAATCACGAACCATAGAGAGAATCATCATTACAATATGTTCTGCGACTGACCTTGAATTACAATATGTTACTTCAACAACATCAATGTTGTGGTCCATAGCAGCTTGCAAGTCAACATGGTCTGAACCAATACCTGCCGTAATTGCCATCTTTAAATTTGGTGCAGTTTCCATTTTCTCTCTTGTTACATAGTAAGGCCAAAATGGTTGCGAGATAACAATATCTGCATCAACTAACTCTTTATCTGCCGTACAACCTTCACCATCTTTGTCTGATGTAACGACTAATGTATGACCTGCATCTTCTAAAAACTTTCTAAGACCCAATTCACCAGAAACACAACCTAGTAATTCTCCAGGTGTAAAATCTCTTCCTACTGGACTTGGTAATGACATGCCATCAGGATATTTGTCTATTTTAGGTAAATCACTTAATGGATAACTTTCTGGCATTCCATCTTTAGGGTCGTCATATAAAATACATAATATTTTCATTTTTTTCCCTTTTATTAAATATTAAAAAGGGGTTAGGATTCAATATCCCAACCCCAACTTAAAGAAACAGGTGGAGAGATTAATTCTCTTCTGCTAATTTTGAAAAGTAATCAAGTGTTTCATCACCATCATCATCTTCATCAACACTAGCAACCGAAGTAGAAGTATCTGCTGTTTCATTTACAACTGGTGAACTAACTGTTGGTGTTGTAGGTGGGTCCATAACATCTTCAGCAGTACCAGTATTTCTAACGCCACTTAAAACTTTATCAAGTTTCGCCTTTAGTTCATCATATGACTTAAAGTTTTCAGCCGCCAGAAATGGTTTTAGTGGATATTGTTTATTCCACAATTCTTCTATAGCTTCATCATTTTCTTTTACAGTAGATGAGCTATCAAACTCTGATTTATCATAATTCCAGTAACCATCAACTTTTCTAATTTTTAGTTTAAAGTTTGCACCTTCCCAAAAATCAAATGGGTTGATAGGTTTCTCATCTTCAAATTCAGGTTTCATCGCTTCAGTAATCTTATCAAAGATTTTCTTACCGAATTTAAATAGTTTTACTTGACCTTCATTTTCAGGGTGTTTAGAATCACTAACAACTAGAACATTTGCAATATAAGATAACTTACGTTTTCTCTTTCTTGCAATCTCTTTGTCTGCCTCAACGCCAGAATTCCATAGTAAACTATTTGATTCACTAACTGGATCCTTTTTGTTAAGTGTTGTTAAACTGTTCTCAATAAACCAACCGCCAGGACCTTGAAATGCATGAGACCATAATCTTGCCCATGGTAAATCTTCGTCTTTAACTGCTGGTAA